CGCTGGACGCCATCAACAGGATCGTTGTACAGGAAGGAATCCCATTTCCCCTTGTGTGTCTCGAAGAACGTTACCAGTGTGTTCAACTCATCCACCAGCGTGTTCGCCGAAAAACCGCTCTGCCGGACGAAGTTCAAACTGATCTGGTAACTGTATCGCGGGGTGCTCCAGAGCCCCGCCCGCAGTTCCTTCCCGCTCGCGGCAGACTGCACGATGGTGCTGTATATCTCCTTGCGGGTGACCTTGATGTCGAAGCCCATGAGGGTGTCAGGGAATACGAGATTTGACATCAGAGCCTCCCGTTCCGGCCGCCTTCGCGGAAGATGCGGAAGAGGCTGTCCTGATGCCTCGTGAGAACCCGGTGGACATCCTGCCCGTCCATGGCCTGGATGGTGATGCTGACGTTCCGCCTTTCGCTCCCATGATCCCCACCGGAGGCCATGCTGCGGACGCTCTCGGCGAGGTTGGCAGGGAGGACCATCTCGTTCTTGTGAATCATCGCCAGCGTGTCTTGCGGAACCCGATCCCAGCCGCCCTCTGCCGAGGCCAGTCCCGCCATCGTCAGACCTTCGGCGTAGGCTGCCTCGCCGACACCGGGAGCCATCGCCCAGCCGATCATCGGGATTTCGGCAACGGATGCCATGGCGTTCACGGCGTAAAGAGCTGCGGCGCTCTGAGCCTCGTTCACATTGCCCATCTTGTTCATGGCCAGACTGGTAGCCCATCTGGTGGCCTCCTCAATACCCCACTGCACGAAGAAGCTGATGATGCCGCTGAGAGCCTGGTCAGTTACGGTCTTAAATGCGTTGCCCCATGTCATAGTGCCCTTGACCAGGCCCTGGATGGCGCTGTCGAAGCCGCCTGTCATGGAGCTGAAGAACGAACTCCACCGCGCCCGGGACTTTTCGAGGGCGTCGGCTTCGATCTTCCCCATGTCTAGGTAAGCCTTGCGGTTCAGGGCGTCCTTTTGGTTCTGGATCTTGGTCCAGGCCACCAGATCATCCTTCGCGGCCTTCTGCTCAGTATCGAGGGCATCCAGTTGTGCCCGCAGCTCCTGGGCGATCCCAGCCTTCTTCATGGCGACCCACTGCGCCTCATTTATCCGGCCATAAGCCAGGTCCTGGTCCAGGGCACGGTCCTTCTCTTCGAGGATGGTTTTCTGAAGGTTCAGCTCGTCCTGGGCCGCGAGCTTCGCCAGCTCCAGCTGTTGACGCTGGGCCTTCTCTTCCTCGCGCTGGGCCTTCTCCTTCTCCTTCCGAGCGTTCTCCGCTGACTGTCGGTCCAGGTCGTTCAGGTCGGCGTAATACTTCTGTTGAAGCTCCTTCTCCTTGTTCAGAATGGCGGCCTGCTCGACCGGCTTCCCTGCGGCCTGCTTCTCCTCATCCTTCAATGCCTCCATGGCGGTGTCGAGCTGCTGTTTGTAGGCCATCTTCACGTCGGAGACCATGTCGGCATAGCTCATCTGGCCCGATGCCACCAGCTCCTTGTCGTCCTTGATCTGCTCGGCCACAACCAAGGAGGCAGACCGGATGATCTCCTCATCAGCGGCCTTGGCGATAGCTTTGCGCTCTTCGGCGGCCCTCTTGGCTGCTTCTTCGGCCTTCTTCTGTTTCGCTAGATCCGCGTCTGTTATGCCTTGGAAACCATCTTCTCCTTTCCCCTCCTCATCATCTTTTTTATATTTGGGCGCATCGGACAAAGTTACCGCTGGGGTGAATCCCAGTTTTTTATCAATTTCCTCGCCCGTCTTGAGTGGCCCCCGATTTTCTGACGCGAACTTGTAGAGGCTTTTCCATGCCAATTCTATCTTTTGGGACAATGTTGCCCAACTGCGCCCAGAATCAGCCAACTGCTGATCCATTTTCTCAAGTTCACCTTTTAGTGTCCCGATTTCTACATTGAACTTATCCAATTTTGCGATGGCATCTTGGTCAATGTGCGCGCCCAATTCCTTCAATGCGCCAGGCCCCATCTGCTCGATTTTCTCGGTCATCTTTTCGAGTTGCGGGAGGATCGCCAACGCCCTGCCACCAAGCAGAGCTATGGACACTGCTGATTTTTGGCCGGGGTCCTCAATCGAAGCGATGAGCTTGACGGACTTCGCCAGTGTCACCAACAGATCCTGGTGTGCAAGATCCATCTCATTTGCTGCGATTTTGTTCGCAATGAAAATCTCAGGGTTTGAGGCCATCTTTCGTTGAAGGCCGTTCATGATCCCTGAGAGATCACTGAGCGTCCCGCCGGTGAGCATCAAGGCGTTCTTGTAGACGGTGATATCTTCAAACGAGGCCCCGGTGCGCTTGTTCAGAGCCTCGAAAGATTCGGTCAGTTCGTTCGTCTCCTTGACTGCCTCCATGATGGAACCAACGGCCTCCTTCAGCCCCTCAAACGCCAGCCCCGCGGCGCCGATGGCTAGGGACGCCGCCCCGAACTTCTCGAACGACTCGATCAGGCTCCCGAGGTCGCCCTTTATTCCGGCGGTAGCGGTCTCCGTGTGCTCCTGCACGTCCTTCAGCCCTTGGAGCAGGGACTTCACGTCGGCGCTGATCGTTACAAATATTCCCTGATTGTCAGCCACGGGTCACCTTCCGTTCACTAAAGACACAAGGGCCTGAAGCTCGTCTTGCGACATGGGCCGCACTTCTTCGGGCTCTTTGGCCTTGTGGCCCATATAACCCTTCACAAGGAGGTGCAGAGGCGGGTTGTCCCACCAGTAATCGAGGAGATCCGCAATGTCTGGCCACGGCGTGGAATCCAGTTGGTGGATGGTCCACCCCGTGGTCGTGACGATGAGCCCTGTGAGACGGCTCCAGTTCAGGGGTTCGTCTGAACTGGAGCGACGGCTTCCGGGCGAGAGAACGTTGCCTTGTATACCGCGAAGGCGGCGGCATCCAAGACTCCAGGGGCGATACCGTCAAAGTCTTCATCGGTAGCCTCCGGGTAGGCCAGCTTGAGGAATCGGATCGAGCGGTCAGTGAGATCGAGCCGGGATAGCCCTTCGGTGGGTTCCGTGAGGGCATCCACGATGGGCTTGTTCCTTTTGATGACGCCGTAGGTGAGGGCTGGGATCTTGGACAGGTCCATCGTGACTTTCGTTACTTCGTGCAGAGCCATGGTCTCGGCCTCCATGTTGGCCCCGCGCAAGGGCGGGGCCGGGTTGGTTTACTCGGTGGTGTAGAAGTCGATCACCCTGCCGCTGCTGTCCGCGAAGCATTCAAAGTCCAGATCCTGCTCGGTGTAGTCCTCGTTCTTGAAGGCGAAGGAAAGCTTGGGGATCGTGGCCGCGTAGAGTTTCAGCCCGACGTTCTTCCCCCGGAAGGAGTTGAACAGGGTCAACTGGTAGACGGTGCTGCTGCCCATGAGGGCGTTCACCAGGGCGTTGGTCTGCCCGGTGGCGGCGCTGGTGTAGCTGTAGCTGATGGACATGGAGTGCGTGGTGTCGGCGGCGGCGAAGGTGTAGACGCCGGCAGCCGCGGAATACTGGCCCGTGGCGGGGGCGCTGGACACGCGGGTCAGGTAGAGGCCGGTGGTGTTGTCGAACACACCCAGGTCATCCAGCCAGTTCACGCTGTTCGCCACGGTGATCTGGTAGGGGGTGCCGGGAACGGCAGCGGTCTCACCGGCGACTCCGATCTTCGAGCCGGCGGACTTCGTGGTGTTCAGAATGGCGGACACGATGCCGCTGTTGATCTGACCATACTTGGCCTTGCCGCTGATCTTGCCGCCGGCGCGGGCCACGTCCACGGGGAACTGGTAGGCACCACGCAGTTCCTTGGTGGTGAAGGAAATGTCCATGGACACGTCCTTAACCACGCCAATGTCGATGGCCTGCGCGGGGGTGGTGGGGGTGATGAGCGTCAGCTTGCCCACGCCAAAATTGTATTGGGACATTTCAGTCCTCCTGTGGGGTGAGGGCCGCGTTCAGGCGCTCTTTGAGCGTGGCGGTGGCGGCGCGGAAGTGGTTGAAAAGCTCCACCGGAAGGGCGGGGCCGTGGTTGTGGAAGGTTTCCAGGAACCAGAGGTCCACCACAAGGTCCGTGGCGGTTGGGCTGGCTTCAGCTGCTTCGGCAGGATTCGGGGTCTTGGCCATGTCGGGCTCCTATGAGGTGGCGAGGATGTCCAGGGGGATCTGCGCTACGGCCTGCCCCCCAAGGATTCCCTCGTCCGTGATGATTGGTCCGCCGATCCAGCAGTGGCTCACAAGGCCGCCCAGGGTGGTGCCGTAGGTGTCGGGTTTGGCGAAGCCGCCTTGCTCATCCGGCTGGCGCTCCAGGGCCGCCTCCACGCCCTGGATGAGTGTGGCGAGGCGGGTGTCTGGGGCCTCGCTGGGGTCCTGATCCGTGCGGCAGTAGATCCACAGGGTTGGCTGGAGACGCCACGCCGGGGGCAGCCCGCGCTCCTGGACGGGCACCTCATTGCCGTGGGGGATGAATAGGGCCGGCTGGCTGGCTGCGGGCACATCGTCCCACACTTTCCAGTTGCGGCTGACCGTGACGAAGCCCTGGATGGTCTCCAGGCGCTCTAGCAGAGCCTTGTAGATGGCTTCCCGGTTCAGGGCCATGTCACACCACCCTCAGCGCCCGCATGAGGCGGGCGCGAATCTCACCGCGCATTTCCTCCAGGCTCGGCATCAGGAAAGGGCGGGGCGCTTGGTTGACGTTCCGGGTGTGGGCATGGACCACGGACTGCACGGGGGAGATCGGCCTTCCAAACGCCATGCGGGTCGTGCGGGTGAACTCCTTGACCTGCTGGGTGCCGTGGAAACCGAGCTCCCAAAAGCGGCCGTAAACCAGATTTGTGCCCACGCGGGATTCCATGTGGGCCCCGTCCTCAATGAAGCGTTCGTTGATGGACCGGCGGAGGCGCCCCGTGCGGACCTTCAGCACCTGCCCCGTCAGCTTCTCCGACTTGACCTTGGTCAGCAGGTCGCGGGCGAGGCTCCGCACCGCGTCACGGGTGGCGTCCTTCACGCGCGGGGCAGCAAACTGGAACCGGGCCGCCACCGCCTCCGCGCCAAGGATCTGAGCCTTCAGTTCGATGCTCATACCGGCACCACATTCCGCCAGTTGTTCAGCAGGGTCTTCACATCGTTGGGGATGTCCTGGGTCTGGAAGGATACGACCTCGCCCTGGATCGTCTTACTCGCGTGCCCGAGCCGGTCCTTCTCCTTGTATGCCCAGGCGGCCATCTTCACGACGGCCTGACCGATGTCCGCCGGGATCGTGGCGTAGCCTGCCTTGTAGACCACGGCCACATTCCCATAGCCGCTGGTGAACGTCGCACCATCTGTTCGGATGAGCAGGGCGCCCCGATAGACGATGGTCGTCAGATCCACGGCCATGCCGTCCACCGTGAGGCTGAGGACATCGGTCACGGGATACTGGCCCACCATCAGCTTCGGGGTGCCGGTGCCATCCAAAACATCGCTGTAGGTGTTCTCCAGAATGTCGCGGTTCAGGTAGGACTTGACCCACGCTGAGGCCGAAGTCACCAGGGACGCGATGAGTGCGTCATCGGTGGCGCTGGTCAGGCCCAGGTAGAGCTTGACGGCTTCTTGGGTGGTCAGGTCCCCGGTGGCCATGGTCCCTACTCCTCAACCTTCTTCTGGCGGATCTTGCGGGCGGGGGACTCCACGTCCTCAGGCGGGAGGGTGGTGAACCCGTGGTCCAGCAGGACGGCGGCGTGGGCGTCTTCCACTTCAAAGGACCCATCGGGCGATTTCTCATAGTTGCTGCCGCCCACGGAACAGCTTGTCGCATCCGTGTGGAAAAGTTTGATGCTCATGGTGGCTCCTAGAAGTAGGGGCGGGCAGTTGCCCACCCGCCCCTGGGTTAAGTGCGGGATTGGTTAGGCGCCCGCCACATTGGTGAGCTTCAACAGGGAAGCGGGGAAGTAGTGCTGGAGGACCTCATCCGCATAGACGCCGTACTCGTACTTGCGGCTCCGAAGCGGCCACTCAAGCTGGTAGTAGTCGCGGCGGGTCTTGACCTGGAACACATTCCCCACGCCGTTGAGGGGGTAGGGGATCTGCTTGCTGTATCCCAGGATGGTGCCGGCGGGCATGAAGGGGTGGACGCGAACCCGGATGAGTTCGTTGGTGATGGGGTTCAGGTAGGAGCCCACGGTGGCGCCAGCGGCGATGCCGGCCTGACCGGCGCCGTCCAGGTTGAACCGGAACAGCGGGGCGCCCCCGTTGGAGAGGCAGAGTTTGTTGATCAGCCGGATTCCGGCGCTGGAGACTAGCAGGTCGCTGGGGCCGAACCGGAGGTTGTCGAACATGCTCTGCAGGAGGTCGTTCAGCTCCTGGATGCCGCCCGCGCCATCGCTGGTGAGGGTGGTGCCGGTGCCGGGGGTGCCGGTCGCCAGGGTCTTGATCTGTGCGTTGTTCGCGGCCTTGGCGAAGCTCAGGAGGCCGTCCATGTTGTAGGTGGTGTCCTTGGAGTAGTCGGCGGCGGTCAGAGCCGAGGCCAACTGGCGGGTGCCGTTGAGGGGCGCGGAGACAGCCAGCGAGTTGATGCTGGTGATGAACTCCAACCGTTCAGAGCCGCTCGTGCCGATGAACCAGGCGTAGGCCACGGCACCTTCCACGGGGGCCACGGAGCAGGAGAGGACCTGGCCGAGCGTGATGGCCTGAGTCGCGGCGGCGGACTTCTGAGCCGCGCCACCGTTGATGGTGTCGGAGGAACCGTCCGTGTTGGTCTTGGCGATCTGACCAACCACACCGTTGGCGAGGCTGGACCGGCTGAGGCCCTGCGGGGTCAGAGCCACGCAGATGACGGAATAGGTCGCGGCGGACAGGGTGGCGCCGGAGCCGCCAGCGGACAGGGTGGGGGTGGGGGTGGTGCCCAGGGCGATGGAGGCGTTGCCGCCGAGGAGCATGGGCTCCTCCTGGAGCATGAGGGAGCGGAGGAGGCCTAGGGCCGCACGCGCCTTCACATCATCGAAACCCTGAGCGGCGTAGTCGGCCTCGAAGGTCACGAAGTCTTCCAGGCCCAGCCCGACATAGGCGGCGGTGTAGGGCGAAACGCTGGTGGCGATGGCACCGCCACGGTTGCCTTCAGACACGCCGGGGTGGGTGTTTCCGGTGTTGATGCCGGTGATCGCCTTCCAGCGAGTCGCCGTGTCACCACCACCGCCAACGCGGGGGATGTCGTTCCTCAGCATGGTCATGGCAGCCATGAAGGGGTAAAGCGCGAGGGCGGGAGCCTGGAGGTCGTAGTTGACCAGACCGAGGCTCTGCGTGAACGACTTGTTCAGCGCTTCGTCTGTGGTGCCGTTGGCCTGGGCGTTCTTCATGGCGTCCAGGGTCTCGTTGAGGTTCATGGAACCCTCCTGTGATTGCCCGGACTTAGCCGAGGCGGGTGGTGAGGATGGGACGGCCGCTGGTCGCATGGACCTTCTTCATGGCCGCCAGGGGATCGGAGGTTACGGGCTCGGCCCCGGCGCCTTCGGACTTCGTGATGGTCTGGTCTTCCTTGCCCTTTTCGATGGGCACAACCTTCAGGGGCTTCTGGCCCTTGAGGGTGGTCAGTTCGCGCTCCAGGTTGACGGCCTTGCTGATCGCCTCGTCACGTTCCTGATGCGCCTTGATCAGTTCGTCCTCCATGGCGGCGGCCTTCTGGATGGCCTCGGCGGCGTAAGCCTTCTCGTCATCTTCGCCATCCTCCATGTCCTCGAAGGGCTTCATGCACTCGACCAGGGCCGCGACGGCATCCTTCACCGCCTTCAGGTCGGCCTTGGTCTTCTGGGAATACTTGGCGCCCTTCTTCTCCAGGTCACCAGTATCCTCTCCCATCATCAGCTGGGAGTTGTCCGAATTGTCCTCCATGATTTCGGACGCGATGAAGGCGCGGAGGCGCCCACAGGCAACCTCCAGATCCGCCGCCTGGGCCGCGTCGCCCTCGGAGAGTTCCTTCGTCCAGAGCCAGAACAGGGCATCCAGGCAGGCCAGAGCCTGGCCGGCGTCCCTGATTTCCTCGCCGGCCCATGCCTTCACGATGTCAAGGCGCTCCGCCTTCTCGACGTCCACCGCCGGGGCATTGCCGGTGGCCTGGGTTTCGGGGCCGGACGTGATCGTGTTCTCGTCCACGGTGTCCTCCATCTTGACGAGGCCGATGATGGCCTCCGGGTTGGCGGGGCGGTCCACCAGGGAGATTTCCACCAGATTGAGCCCCTCGATGACCTTCTTGTTCTTGGCGTTCCGCTTCGTGACCTTCCCGCCGATACTGAAGCCCTTGAGCACGCCAGTCTTCACCTTCCGGCAAGACTCGGCATCCACGACGAGGGCTTCCAGGTAGGTGCGGCCATCCTCCTGGACCTCACAAGCAATCGCAGTGCCGGCGGCGATGGGCTGGTGCATCTCCCTCAGGGCGCCGAACTTCATGTAGTCAGGGATGGCCTCCTTCATGGCCGTGGCGGTGACGGTCTCGCCGTCACTGTCCACAGCTTCGCTGGAGGCGATGCCGGAAACGGTCAGGGTGCCGTCATCGTTCTCGCTGACCTTGGTTATGTCGCCCCAAATCCGCATCGGTCCCCCCCTTTTCGCCACGGATTCTAGCACCAGAGGCGCTTTTGCAACAGCCCGATCAGGCCGACCCGCGCTTGATGGGGAGGAGCCCACCCCCCACCAGGGTCCGGCCGCCCGAGGTCGTGATCTTGGCACGGATGAGGTAGGTGGCGCCATTCGTGCCGCCCGCGACCTTCTGAAGAGCCGATCCGCCCTGAACAGTGGCGGCCCCGCTGATCATGGCGCTGGTGTCCTCCGTGGTCCCGTCCTGGCGCTCGGCGGTGAACACCGGGGTGCCCGTGATGGTCTCCGCGCCCATCAACAGGTTGTCGAACTTGACCGTGAGGGTGACGACCTCCTCGGGGTCCTTGGGGCTGAAGCTCTGGATCATGCGTTCACCTCGTATGTTCGGGTGGGCAGGGTGATGGCACAGGTGCGGGCGTCAGGGGTGACGGCGGCGACGGACACCGGCGCCAGGGTATAGGTCCGGGCCTCCAGCATCACCGCCCAGGCCCTAGCATGCACCTCAACATAGAAGCGCGGGTCCGTTTCCAATTGCCCCGCCATGGGCAAGGAAGGCGCCAACGTGGCGAAGGCCAGCGATGAGGACGGAGCGCGGAGGACGAATTGTGCGGAAGGTGACGCCGCAGATGTTGCCAGCCCTGCGGATGGGATATTAAGGTTCCGCGCCAGGCTCGGCGCTGGCCCCGACATGGCCACAGCAGCCGGGGCCGGAACCTGAAGGACCTGCCCCACTGCCAGCGTTGGCGTTGGACCTGCAAGGGTGATGGACGTGACGGGGGCGGCGAGTGTGAACCCCATCGAAGGGGCCGGGCTGCCGAGAGTAAGGCTTGCCGGTCCTCCGATTTGCAGGGAGGTGGTGCTGGAGGTGGACAGCGCCGGCGCCGGCGCGGAGAACCCCATCGCTCCAGGTGCCGGGGCGCCCAGGACCGTCGTCAAAGAAGGCGCAGGTGCCCCGGTGCTTACCGACGCAGCTGCGGGTATCCCCAAAACCGAGACAAGGATGGCCGCAGCCGTGGCAAATGCCACCGCAGTGACGGGTGTCTGTAGACTCACGGAAAGAGAAGGCGCCGGTTCCGCCATGCTCATCGCCGCAGCGGACGGCACCTGTAACACGATGGCTTGCGACAAGGCAGGCGCGGGTTCCGCAAGGGCCATGGTGGCCGCCGGAACGGCCAAGCTGACCGTCAGCGCCGGCGCTGCTGCGGATGTGACGATATTCGTCGGCGTCGGTAATTGCAGTACAACTTGACTGCCCAGCGTAGGTGCGTTGCTCGCTAGCGAGATGGCAGCCGAAGGGGCTTGCAATGACACCGATAATGTAGGTGCATTGCTCGCAGACGCAATGGTGGTGGGCGTTGGGCACGCCAGTGAAATTTGAACAGTAGGCGCTGGATTGCCTGTGACGATATTCGTTGGCGTCGGACAATTGAGAACCGTCCCACCAACAGAAGCGGGCTCCCAGAACTCCGACCCGGCCACGGCCCCCAGAACCCCTTCATCCCGGAGGTTCTGGGTCGTGGCGCGGGTGGTCCAGAGCATGGCTACTTAGCTCCGATGGCGAAGGAGCCGAGGCTGATTCCGGTGCTGGATGTGGTAGTCCAGTACATCGCATTTATGCAGGCATTGGCCCCGACCTTGGGCATTTGGAGCGCGGCGAAGTCCCTGATGTCCGCGTAGTTCGCGGCGAGGCTCATGAACGGCGCCAGCCGCTTGATCGCCGTGACGCCGAAACTGCCAGCCGTTCCAGTGCTCGCGCTGAGGGTCACGGAATCAACCGTCTTGATCCACTTGCCAACAGTGCCAGCGGGCGGCTGGATCGGGAGCATCCGGTATGCGGGCGTGGAGGCCGCAACCGTGACGGACACGGACCCGGTGGACGCATCGTTGTAGGTCACGGCACAGGTGGCGGTGACGCCCGTGGAGCCCGTGGCCGTGTACCACTCCAGGTAGTGCTCCACATCGGAGTAGTCCGAGGCGCACCGCCCGTCGCTTACGGGCGAGGTCATCACCGCGCCGGTGGACTGTGCCGTGGTCACGGTCCCGCTGAGGCCGCCCATGTGTCCCAGGCGATCCACCAGCCACTTGCCTTGACCGGCGTTGGCCTGGGCGATGGAGCCCCACAGCAGGCGGCAGGTTGCGGTCCCTGGGTTGACGTAGTTTGGATTGTAGGCTCCGAGCGTGGCATAGGTCGGATTCGCCCACGCTCCGGGAGTCGCACCCGCCGCAGGCGCCCCGCCCTCCTGCCACCCGGAATACCAGTTGGAGGCCACGGCGGTTAGGCTGGTCTTGTAGATGTTGAACCGCCCACCCGCACCGCCTCCGCCGCTGGCGGCGAGGGCGGAGACTACATCTGAGGTAGTCGCAAAATCCGTCATGGCGCGGCCTCCAGATAGATGGGCGCGAAGGCAGACTCAATGCCCTCCAGGTAGACCACCGTCTGCCCGTCATCGGCGGTGCCGACAGAGGCCACTGTGTGGACGCCGGGGAAGGCGTCAGCAAATGGTGGAAGGACGATGACGCGATCACCGGGATTCATTTGAGCCTCCTACTAGGTGAGCGTGAGCCAGCCAGCGGCGTTCTGCGTGAGCGTCACGGTGTTGCCCGCAGCGAAAGACACATCGGCGGGAGCGGAATCAAGAAGTCCGTAGCCGATCAACGGGTTCACCTTGCCGTTCAAGGTGCCATTCGCCCGGAGCACGTAGTAGCGGGCCGAGAACCCAGCACCTGAGCCGGTCCATGAAGGATTGTTCCCCGTCTTGAACGCCGCCGTGCCGGAAGTCTGCGTGAACGTGGGCGAGGTCAGGGCGACTCCGCCTGTGGTGTAGCCGTTTCCGTTGGCCACTTCGTTCGTGAGGTCGGCGGAAACAGCCATCGTAAGCGCCGGGGTGAAAGACGAAGTGTGCAGCGTGACCACGAACGAGTTGGCGTCCATGTCGAACGTCCCGTTCCCGATGTCGGCCTTAAACGAGTTGAACAGGGTCAATCCAGAGGGAGCAGCCATGGGTTATTCCTCCTCATTAGGTTGCGTGAGAACCGGAAGCAGATCGCACCGGCAGTTAGGGTGGAGAGGCGGATCGCCTCCGGGGAACTCGGAATCCAGGGCCACGACCATGCCGTCCATGGCCTGACAGTCCTCGCATACCTCGTCCTGGGACACGAGCCACTGTTTGGCATCCACCACGCCGGACTCGCGGTAGCCCATGAGGTTGCCCTGGATGTCGGCGGCGGCGGTTTCCGTGCGGGCGATCATTTCACTCCGGGCGTCCCCGAAGCCGGCCGCGTCCTGGATGGCATCCGCCAATTCATCGTTGCTCAAGCCGCCCGTGATGGCCTGACTGACCAGATCCCTCAGCCCTTCGCGGGTGGTTTCGTCAATGCCTGTGACTAGCCGGGCCGCGTGTTCCTCCGCCCACGCGATGGCCTTCGTGTTCGCCTGGGTGAGCATCTCGTCCAGGGCATCCTCGCTCATGGTCCCGGTGAACTTAAAGATCTGGTCCAGAGCCTCGCTGGAACCATCCATGGCGATGCGGCCCAGCTCCTGTTTGAGCAGGTCCAGGAACGCCTCGCGCTCCTCCACCGGCAACGCCGCCAGGATCGCCTCAAGCTCCTCGCGGGTGAACTCAGCCTTGGCGATCTTTTCAGCCCGTAGATGAGCCAGCACGGCGTCACGGATGCCGGCGAAGTATCGCTTGGTGGCCGCCAGGATGCGCTTCTCGACCCGCCGGGCGATGGGACGGTTCCGGGTCAGGGGAGCTAGTGCCCTTTTTTTTTGAACCTTC